CCGCGCCGCACCATTTCCAGGCACCGGTCGCCGAGGTCGCATTTCGGGGCCTCGAACTCGAAGTGGACACCCTGCTCGTCGACGCTGAGTCGAAGCGTGCCCTGCCCCCTGTTTGCGCGTGCAATGGTAAGCTCGCGCTCGTGGAGCATGTTCATCTTGATGTCTTGTGAGTTAAGAAACTCCATCGTGCACGCTTCCGGGAGGATCACTTCGCGGAACCTTTCGCCCCAGTCGTCGAGCACTTCGCTTTCAGCATTGAACACGATGGCCGTGCCGACGATGGTGCGCGAGTCGCCCTGCGCATTTTCGTCGGGTGCAGCCTCTCTAACGGACAGGCGGCACTCCAGGGTTCTGATTTCTCTTTTAGCTTCTGCATTCATATTTTGATATGTTCGTTTAATTATCGTACAAAAGGGCGCGAAAGGTTAACTTTTCGCGCGTGGTTTCCGCGGTGCCTTCTTACGAGGTTTTGGCGTAGCTTCAGGCGCTTCGAGAACGTGCTCCGGCTCCCACAGCTCGCGGTTCTTTTCGAGCCACTCGACGTGGGCCGCCTGGTCGTTGTTTTTCCACGAGGCGCTGCCGTAATGGATGAAGAGCGAGAGGTAGACATTCCGGGCGAGCGTCACGCCGTGACAGGCGGGCTTTTTCGTCCGGATGTCTTCGAGGAACGACGCACCGGTGTCGTACCAGTTCGCGCGGGCGTAGGGGTTGCCGCCAACCAGCGCGAAGCTGCGCTCGGGGTCGTAGAACCGCGCACCGCCCGCCTCACACATGGGCACGTTTATCCATAGCAGCAGCGGCACGAGCCGGTCGATTTTGCAGGGGTTTGCGCTTTTTATCCACTTCTGAACATATCCGACGCAGCACTCATCGTAGTCGAACATAAAGTCCAGGCTTTTCATGATGAGCACGTCGCTATCCATGAGCAGAAACCCGTCGCGGAGTTCATTGTCCCACAACCACTGCACGCTCATCATGTGCTTCGCACTTCCGAACGTGCAGCCCTTCGCACAGCCCTGTCGCTCGATGCGGTTCGGGAACTTCTTCAGCTCTCCCTCGAAGTCGACGCACTGGCCGCGTGTGTTGTCGATGACACGCACGCCCGGCATCTTCTTCGTGAACGGCCTGCGGTCGCTATTGTCGAAAATTGTCACCGCATAGTCCTGGCCGCCATGCTTTCGCAACGAAAGCACAGCCGCCTCGGTGAGCTCGGGTGTGTTGTAGTGGATGATCGCCACCTGTCGCTTTTTCATTTTTGCCATAGTCTTTCCGTTATGATTCTACAATCGCCTGCGCGAGAAACTGGATGGTGTTCGCCTGCTTGTCGGCGTGGAACGTCTCGGGCAGCACCTGGTAGGTCTGCCCCTCGAAGATGATGCGGGAGCGCGTCGTGGCGATGGAGTTCCAGCGCATGCGCACCAACACCACACCATAGCTGTCGAGAGCTCCCTCGCGCATGCCGGTCTTTCCCTTCTGCCATTCAACACTCGCCCACATGCATGCATCCTGCACCCATTCGATGCCGGCGGAGTCCAGGCCGAAGCGGCCCGACTCTGCTTCCTGCCTGTTCAGGATGACGATGTGGTGTTTCAAAAGTCCTGCCGTGTATGCCATTAGTAGGTGAGTTTTGCGTAGGGTTTGATGAGGAAGTCGAAGGTGTAGGGCACCGACGAGAGGTTGCCGGGCGTCACGGGTGAGCGGTTGGCGTAGCTGTTCTCGACGAGCATGAGCGAAGCCTGGCGGATGGCCGCGGGGATTTCGCTGTACTCGTCGATGAGCTCGTCGTAGGTTTTGCCGAGTGCGTTCAGCGTTGTGTCTTCAGCTGCTTCGCCATAAAGCTCCAGCAGAGCGTCTTCGCATGCGTAGTCGATGCGTGAATGCTGTTTGATGTCGCCGATCGTTAACCATTTCATACCTGACCTCCTTCGGCGCCCGCGCCGTTGTTATTGTTCGTATTTTGCCCCGGTCTCTCGTCGCCTATCTTCAGCAGGTTCGCGGACACGTAGTGGGTGTCGCCGTCCGGAATGCTCGGGAGGTCGTACTGGTTGCGGAGCTCGTTCGGAGATTTCACACCAGTCTCGAGGTGGAGCTTGTCGATTTCCGCCTGCCCCTTCGCGTCGAGTCTGCGCAGGGCGAGCTCGCACACATGGATGCGACGACGCCCGAAGTCTGAGGCGGTGAGCAGCTTCGAGTTGAACTCGTCCTCGTGTTCGCGGATGCGTGGCTGGATGGTGCGGAGCATAAATTCCTGCGTGGCGTGCTCCGGCATTTTGTACGACGAGCCCTGGTCCTCCATCATCATGATGCGAGGCACGCCGAGAATGCGAGCGATGTCGCTAACCTGGAAGCCGCGCGTCTCGAGGAGCCGAAGCTCGGCGGCCGTCTGCGACACGATCTTCACGTCGGCGGCATTCGTCAGGGCGGCGGCATCCTTCGACAGCCAGTCATCACCGAACTGCTGCACGGCTCGCTGGAACTCTTTCGCGTTCGCTTTTCCACGAATGCCGGACGACTGGCCGTCCTTTTCCTGGATGAGAATTTTTTGCTTACCACCTTTTGCCATATCCTTCAGCGCCTGCTCGTCGGCGGTGGCCGCGATTGAGAGCGCCTTCATGGCGTAGCGAATGATGGGCACGCCCATGAAGAAGTCGTCGGTCAAGAACACGCTCTTGAAGTGGAGCACGTCGGCGGCGCTGGCGCTGAGCGTCATGGCGGGAGAGTACGGCCTGTTATACACGAGGTTGTAGGAGTTGGTCAGCGGATCATAGCCGCCACCCGTGCACAACCAAAGGGCACGCGGCCAGCCGCTCTCGTCGCGCTCGATGTACACGTAGGCGTTGCCGTAGTAAATCTTGCGAAACTCGATTTGCTCTTGCAGCTGGCTGGCTGTCATCAGCGGGTTCGGGCGCACCTGCAGCAGATAGTTAAGCCGGCCGGCATCGCCCCAGCGGTCCTCGATGAAGTTCCCGCCCTCACCGTTCATGCGCTGGTATTGCACGGTCATCTGCCCCATCGTCTGCATCAGCAGGGACACACCACGAAACCACGCGGGGATCAGCAGCGAACGACGGCCAGCCGGTGAGACTACCCGCTCGGTCCAGTCACCTGCCACGGGTGCCTGGTTGCTGGCGGAGTTCGGGTCGGTGGTTGTCGGTACGCCATCCCCTTCGCGTTTTAGCGATGGGAGCATCCCCGTCGGTGTGAAAAGTGTTGATATTTTCATAAGCTCGTTTTCTTATAGCGTAAAAGGTGGGAAAAGGTTAACTTTTCGAGGCCGGAGAAAAATTTTTGAAAATTCGCTTGTGTGTTTCGCAAAAAGTTCTTATCTTTGCACCCGAAGGATAGGCGGGACTGATCCCCCGCTGACAAGGGCAAGTGTAACACCCTTCCTTCATTTTCAAGTGTTACACGTTATTTTAAAGTTACACAAATATGGAACAGCCAAGATTTTCAGTGGTTGCCAATGGCGTGACCACGTACTACTCCACACAGGAGCAGATTGTCGAAAACCTGGACCGCATCTCGCGACAGGTGAAGCTCGGGCAAATGAACGCCCAGGAAATTCACGTCGACTATAAGTCGATGTCGTTCTTCGAGTTCTTTGAGAGCAGAACGAACGACCGCATCATGAAGCACACCACGCGCCTGCGCTTCGTGTCCACGTTAAACCTACTCAGAAACGAGGCGCCATATCTTGAGCACTTCGAGGACCTGACCGCCGAGAAGCTCTGCCGGTTCGATGAGTACCTTCGCCGCCGCAAGGCTCACGGCTCGCACTTAATGGCCGACACCTCCATCGCGAAAATTCACAACACGATAAAAACTATTATTCGCGAGGCCATCGTCCGGAAGATTATCGCCGCGAACCCATACGACTGCCTGCATATCGTGAAGGGCCGGTGCAAGGAGCGCGTGTTCCTGACGCGCGAAGAGCTCGACCGCTTCATCGCATACCAGCCGGAGAGTCAGGAACGCCGCGAGGTGAAGGACTGCTTTCTTGTGAGCTGCTACACCGGCCTCGCATACGTCGACCTGTTCAATGTAGACTTCACGAAGCGCAAGCAGGTGCAGGGGCACTGGCTGGTATATAATCACCGGCAAAAGACAAACGAGCGCAACACCATCGTGCTGCTCCCCATCGTGCTCGACATCCTGGCAAAATATAACTTCAGGCTGCCACACCGGAGCAACGTCGGCTATAACCGCCAGCTCTCAATTCTTTGCAATGAGATGAACCTGGGCAAAAAGCTCACCACCCACTGCGCCCGCCACACCTTCGCCACCACCGTCTGCCTCGGCTCCGGCATCCCGATCCAGGTGGTGCAGCGTATGCTCGGCCACTCGAATATTCACACCACGGAAATATACACGCACATGACCGAGGCCGACCTCATAGGCGGCTACGATATGATCAAGTAGAAAAACAAAAAGGGGCACCCGTTTGGATGCCCCTTTTTAATGGTTTCGCCTTTTATTAGTTACTCTGAGAGTTTATTATGCAACCATAATGACTATGTATCTTCCTTCGCTCGCAGGGCTCCTTCCTCAATTCTGTCCCATTGCTCTCTGATGGCTTTGTAGACTGAATCCAAGGTGTAGTTCGTTTTGCTCAGAACACCACCTGTTGCAAAGTCAAGTACTGCGCTATAATCGTGTTCTATTCTGTCGTAGTCTTTAACTTTGAAAATTACACTTTTTATTTTGTCAACTAACTGCATATTTTTACAATAAGCTAAATTGTAATCTTTGTTATCTTTAATTGTTAATATTAAGCAACTACACCATCAGCTGTAATCGTTAAGGCATCTGTAACGCCACCACTACCTCCTGCGCCAAGGATAACCACATCCCCAGTAGATGAATCATAAGTATAATCTGTACCGCTAGTAAGAATGCTTGCTCCCATCTTAACTGTTATACTACTAGGTAAAGCATAGTTAGTATATGCTTTTAGTTTAAATGTATATTGAGACTCTTTATCAGGAGTAACAAAAGTATTCGACGTAAGATTAGTCAAATTAAAAGTTATAGGATATGTTACAACATTATTTGATTCATCTATCCAATTTGTGCCATTCCATGTAATACTTTTGTTTAATGTAGTATCATAATATTTAAAACCTATTGTACCAACCCCGGGATAAGATATTCTATTGTTTAACACCAACTTCAAGTTAGGTCTATCGGTTTTTGCTCCTTGATTACTATAAAGACCATAATTAGATACTACTATACCAGAATCAGGACCTATAAACGCTCTATAGACAGTTGCAAGTTGAATCGAGCTATCCATAGCGATTATAAATTTATTATTTATAATCTTTATATCTTTAAAAGGATGCCCTTGATATGTACCTATATTAAACAAAGAGTTCAAAGGCTTTGTTAAATCGGACTTAATTGTAACTACATTGTCCTTAAAAACAATATTGTTAGCAGAAAAAGCAAAAGGTTTACCTACACTTCCTGGATAAGAACTTGAAGACGGACAATTCAAAGTAATATCAAATGTACTATTATAAGAAGAAACCCAACGAATAGGTGTTTGATTCTCTGTAACAACTTTAATACTACAATCATGGAACTCTCCTGTCTGCATTTCGTTTGTACATGATATATTACACCCATAAAAATAAAGGGCATTTTTACTCATAACAACCAGAGTTCCTGCATTTATCTTACAATTATTAAATTGAATGCACTTATTATCGGGATATTGGCTATAACAAAAGGCATAATTCGTGCTTAAAAGTTTACAATTATTGAACACTATATTCAAATTCTGCTTAGAACCTCCATAGAGTAAAGATTCATCATAAATCAATCTATCTGCATTAGATGAAAAATTACTATTATTAAAAGTAATACCACCACTTACTCCATTTATTTTAATATGTCCACCCGTTGCATTCGAGACAATAATGTTCTCAGAACTTCTACATTCAAAGAATTGGACATTTTCTTTTGTGCAAACTATATTCTGAACATTTATATTTCTATTATTAGCAAACAGCAAGCATCCGTTACTGAAACAACTCGTAAACTCTTCATCATCATTAGCAAAAGTTATATTTTTAATACTTGTGTTATTAGATGTACTTGCTGCATAGGAATTGTTTTTAGAAACACAAATCCCAAGTATGCAATCAGCTATATACCCATTTTCAATAATATAATTCCTGCCGTAATAAGATGCGGAATTATCTAATTCAAGATCTATACCACTACCAGGAGCCGTCCCGTGAATATCGGTTATTTTGAAATTTGTAATGTATATTTCTCCAGCATAATTTGTGCCTGAAATACCCTGCCTTCTAGCATTGTGTAAATAAACATTATCTATATTTATTTTTTGCACCCAACCTAAGCAAATACAATCCCCAGCACAATTAGTTACTTCGATGTTACTAATTGATATATTGTATATTAGTTCTTCATCAGACCACAATGTTTTTCTTCCTGAGATAAGTATACCATATCCCCATTCATGAGTGCTTGAAATAGTCATATAATCATGCTCATCTTTGTCTCCTATAATCTTACCGCCACCATTAATAGAGATATTACTTTCTGATACAAATACACAATACTGCTTCGGGAATTTGTTAGGAAGCATTTTTATTGTACCTCTTAATATAATTTCAGTATTTGCTTTATTCACAGTTAATCCTGCTCCTTCATTTGCTTTTACTGAAACCATATATGGTTCTTCGGTATCCGCAATGTAAACAGTATTATGAATAGCAGTATTACACAAATTAATAAGTTCATTAATCTTATTTTCTTCATGAATATCTGCAAACCATTCACTATAAATATCTGGAACTAACCAATTACCATCGATTCTAATATTAGTAAATATTGCATTATTTCCCGCTCCATATATACAAGTATTTGTTCCATAAAGCACGCCGTTAATAATACTGCCACCCTCAAACTCCAGCACGCACCCAGCAGGCAACGTGATAGTCTGCCCGTTCAAATCGTAGTCGTACTGAATGTGATAAATCGTGTTGGCGGTGTTCACCATTGCCTGCGTGAGTACGTTCTTGCCATCCACGATATTCTTACGGAGGTAGGTTCTACCGAGTCCGCTATACAATGCAGAGTTGTATGCCTTATCTTTGAACTTCAACACATTCGTGCCGCCTTGATTTTCACTTGTCAAGTCTTCCTCATCGGGGGCGTTGGTAACATCTCCCGTGATTTCTATCGGCTGAATATCAGCAACGGCTTTGTTCACTTCCTCAACAATGTAAGGACGTGTGGAGTCATCCAAGTATCTCAACTCCAATTCGGGAGCCGCCGTCTTGCCATCACCCACGATGTAGCGGTCAAAGTTGCCTTGCCCGTTTGCCGTCATGGAGTTGTCGTAACTCACCAAGATGTACTCACCAGCCGCAGGAGTTCCAAGTTGTGATAACTTGTTTAAGTTACATCTTTTCGGCTTCGCCTTCAAACCTACAATTTGTCCCATATTTATATATCTTTATTATTCGACCACAAACTAATAAACCCTAAATCAATAGTAAAAACCACCTTCGATTTCGTTGAGAAGAGCCTGAGCTGCATCTGCTCCACACACGTCGGTGGTGCCATAAGAGGATGTCTTGTCGATGCCGTGGATGATCGCCAGGCTGGAGGCATCACCCGTGACACCCGTATCACCCTTCGGGCCTTGCGGACCTTGCACACCTTGGATGCCCTGGGGGCC